TTCCGTAACAGTTAAGAAATATGCTGGCGGACAGACTTTCAGCGTTGAACTTCTTGATCGTTCTTCACCTGCGTTCTTCGATGAACTCGTTCGTCAGATGGAATACGCATACGCAAAGGCAACAGATGTAGCAGTTACAACCGGCCTAATTGCTGGTGGAACTGACGGCGGCAACCGCACTCTCGATGCTGCTGGACTTCTTGATTTCGTTTCCGATGCTGGCGTTTCAATCTACGCTAACACTCTCGGATTTGCTCAAAACATTATCGCATCACCTCAGCAATGGGGCGCGATTCAAAACCTCGCTGATAACGGCCGTCCGATTTATCAGAACCTCATTGGCAATATGAACCAAGGCGGTAACCTCTCTGCTGGATCAGCAGTCGGAAACCTTCTCGGTCTAAACTTCCGCGTTGATCGCAACCTCACAACAGGTTCAGGCGTTGGCGACAACACCATCATCGTTATTAACCCAGATTCCTACACTTGGTATGAATCTTCACGTTTCCGTCTTCAGACAAACGTTGCGCTTAATGGTCAAATCGAAGTGGCTTACTATGGCTACGGCGCGTTGGCTACAAAGGTCGGCGCTGGCGCTTATCGCTGGATGGTCGCGTAGTTAATCCCAATAGTTAGGCCCTGTCCGCTCCCGAGCAGGGCTTAACCCCTTAAATCGAAAGGAAGGCGAGATGCCAACGATAGTTACGGCCACAGAGCTAAGAACCATTCTTGGCGTCTCGTCATCCCTTTATTCAGACGCTTACTTGAACGACATTGTGGATACAAGTGAAAATCTTGTTTTGCCAATGCTTGTTACATTTCAAAGCAAAATAGATAAAGTCAGTTTAGAAAATAATGTGGCATATTTTCATACCGCAACAATCCAAGAATTTACCGAAGGTCAGTCAGTTGTTGTTACTGGTGTCGGAGCGCCTTTTAATGGCACTCATACAGTCACCGATGATTTAATTGGCCCTTATGTATTTACCGCAGCCATCACAAATGCAGACATACTGGAAAAGAATATTATCCCAGCCGGAAACGCTGCGCTCTCTGGATTATCGACCTACGTCGGCAATCCCAACGTTGAGTCTGCAGTTTTGGCTATCTCTGTCGAAATCTTCCAAGCCCGAACCGCAGCTGGTGGATCAATCGAAGGAATCGACTTCGCAGTAACTCCTTATAGACTTTCAAAAAATCTTTTGGCAAAAGTAACTGGTTTACTTGGACCATACCTTGACGTTGAGACAATGGTGGGATAATGCCCGCTTCAACAATTCAAGATAATGTTCGAAATCCCATTAAAACGGCAATCGCATCAGTCTCAGCTAATGTTTATGATTTCGTACCAGAGACTCCCATTCCACCATTTGCCGCATTGGTTCCTATTGATCCATATTTCGAAATTGAACTTATTGGTAGAAATACAACTCGTACACGCCTTAACTATGTCATCAGCGTCGGTGTTGCTTACCTTTCCAATCCAGCCTCATTAGACAATTTGGAAAAATTAATTATTAGTATTCTGGCGGCTCTGCCGTCGGGTTATGAGTTATCGACGGTTTCAGCACCGTCAGTAACTCAAGTCGGAACGAGTAATTTTCTTGTTTCCGATATTCGCTTGAGCGTCCGCTACGAGCAAACTTCCTAAGGAGAACAAATGGCAACGACAGTAATTACTGGCCGCGATGTCACTTTCACGTTGGACTCATCGTCCTACGATGCTCAAGCGACTTCAGCGACCCTCTCAGCCGAAACCATCATCGAGACTTACCAGACTCTTGATGGTCGCGCTTATAAGTCTGTTGATAAACAATGGACTTTTACTATTGAATTATTGCAAGATTGGGGAGCCGTCGGCTCGCTTTTTGAGGCAATGTGGAGCGATGCAGAATCTAATCCTAATACAACTTTGGCAGTATCTTTCACCGCTGCCAGCGGTGCAGTTTTTGCCTTTAACGTATTGCCAGTATTTCCAAGCGCCGGCGGAGCAGCTCCGGGAGCCTTGACAGATACTTGGACTATGACAGTTGTTGGAACACCAACAGAAACTTTTAGCTAAGAGATCGGAGCATCGGGAGCTATGAAGTCACAAATTACAATTACATATAACTCCGGCGATCAAGCGACTTATGTGGCCCAACCGCCGGAGTACGCCAAGTGGGAAAAAGCAACCGGCAAAAACTTGAGCGAACTTAGTGGAATGTGGGACATTTTGTTTCTTGCATATAACGCTATGAAACGCGAAGCTGCTGGAAAACCTGTAAAAGCTTTTGAGATTTGGATGGACACTATTGCCGACGTCGATGTGGAGAATTCAAACCCAAAAGTTTTGGAAGCGGAAGCCTAAACTACTTAATGGTATTACTGGCGATTGAAACCGGAATACCAACGCAGTTTTGGACTGACGCGGACGAGATTTATACAGCTTTAGATATATTAAAGGAGCGCAAAAGTGGCTGAGGAAACGTTAGCCTTTGACAAGACTGAGTTGCGCCAGCTTTATAAAGCTTTCAAAGTGTTAGGCGATGAAGCAAAGGATGAAGCGCGTCAGCAAAGCAATGCTCTAGCTTCTTTTTTACAAACTGAGATAAGACAAGCTGGTTATCAGCGAACTAAAGGTGCTCAAGTAATTCGCCGTATTGTTGATGGTTCGAGGGTTAAAAAATCTAGTACTACCGGTGAAATCACTTATGGTTTTGCCAGCCAAAGATTTTCTGGCGGCGCAAATACCAAAGATTTGTGGACGGGATATGAATTTGGTTCAAGCCGGTATAAGCAATTTCCTAGTTACTCTGGACGTCTTGGTAGAGGTTCTCGCGGTTGGTTTATTTATCCAACATTGCGTAAAAATCAAAATAACATTGTTGGTCAATGGACTGCCGCATTTAACAGAATACTAGATAAATGGGGAATCAATGGCATCTGATTCACGCGCCTTAACACTTAAACTATTAGCCGACGTTGCTGATTTCCAGCGCAAAATCGATCAATCAGAAAAAACAACGGATGGCTTTTCTGGCAAAGTTCAAGAATTTGGGAAGAAGGCTGGATTGGCATTTGCCGCTGCTGGTGCAGCTGCAGCCGCGTATGCTGGAAAATTATTAGTCGATGGTGTTAAGTCAGCAATGGCTGACGAACAAGCTCAAACAAGATTAGCCGCTGCACTCAAACAGGCTACTAATGCTACCGATGAACAAATTGCTTCTACCGAAGAATATATAACAAAAACTTCGATTGCTGTAGGCGTAACTGATGATGAACTTCGTCCGTCACTACAGAGACTATCAATCGCAACGGGAGACTTAACAAAGGCACAAGAATTACAAAAAATTGCCTTAGACGTTGCTGCTGGTTCTGGCAAATCATTGGAATCAGTTACTAATGCGTTAGCGCGAGCATATGAAGGCAACAATTCATCATTAAGCCGTTTGGGTATCGGTTTAAGCGCCGCCGAATTGAAAGCAATGAGTTTTGATCAAGTTACGGCTACTCTTGCTAACACATTCCAAAATCAAGCTTCAATCCAAGCCGATACATTTCAAGGCAAATTGACTAGATTACAAATTGGATTTGACGAAGCCAAAGAAGCTGTTGGGGCTAGATTACTGCCTATACTGACTCAATTATTAACCATATTTACAGATAAAATAATTCCAGCAGCCCAATCCTTGCTCGACAAATTTAAACCTTTGACAACAGCAATACAAAACAACCGCGAAGAATTCGAGGATCTTTGGGCCTTCTTGGATAAGTATATTGTTCCAATTCTGACAGGTGCTTTGAAAACTGCTTTTGTTGGAACCGTAACCGCTCTAACAACGGTAATAAACGCCGTTGGTCGGACAATTGACTTTTTCCAAAATCTATTTGAAACCTATAGAAAATTAATAGAATTTCTTAAAAATAATCCACTTTCAAGATTTTTAAGTGATGTGAATCCTTTTAATCGCACTAATTTCCTAACTACAAGTTATGATGATTATACGGATGACTCTGGAAGTGGCGCTAATTTTTCAAATCCATTTTTCCCTACGGTTCCTTTTATACCTACTCAAAAATATTTAGACGCCGTTCAAAGAACTGAAGAATTAAAAGCAGAAACTGAAGCTATTAGACAAAGAATTCAAGATCGAAAAGCAGGAATTACCCCTTTTTCAGATAGCTCACCTCAAGGCATTGTAATAAATGTAAATGCAGCTTCTGTAATTGATAGCGAAGGATTTACCAGAGCAGTAATTGATGCCTTAAATGAAAGTCAAGCAAGAACTGGCTCCTTAGATACTCTTGGCATATGACTCTGTGGAATCCTGTTTATCGCGTTAAAGTTGATGGAGCAACAGCAACCAGCGCAACACTTAGCGGCTTAACTATTACCTCTGGTCGAACAGATATTTATTCTCAACCCATTGCTGGATATTGTAATTTGACTCTTATTGAAACAGCTCAGGCGACAATTCCTTATGATATTAATGATGCGGTTACTATTGAAGTTCAAGATTCAAATGGCAATTATGTTAATTTGTTTGGTGGCTTTATTACTGATCTTGGCATTACAGTTCAAACGTCTGGCTCCACTGCCATTAGCCAACAAATTAAGATAACCGCTGTTGGAGCCTTGGCTCGATTAGCAAGAGCAATTTATACGGGCAATTTTGCTCACCAATTTGATGGAGATCGCATCGAACAATTAATTAGCACAGTTTTATTTGATCAATGGAATGAATTACCGGCAGCCGAAACTTGGGTAGGATATGATTCAGTTACTCAGTGGCAAGATGCTGAAAACAGCGGATTGGGTGAGATAGATACCCCTGGAGATTACGAGCTTCATTCTGAAAATGATTTAAACGATACGGTTTATAATTTAGCTTCTCGATTTGCCAATAGTGGCCTTGGCTACCTGTATGAGGATTCTCAAGGCCGCATTGGATATGCTGACTCAACTCATAGAAATCAATACTTAACAACTAATGGATACATTGACTTGGATGCTGCTCAGTCAATCGGGCCCGGATTATCTATTATTAAACGCGCTGGCGATGTCCGCAACTCAATAACTATTTCTTATGGTTCATCAAGTAATCAAAGTGTTACTGACGAGAATGCCGATTCAATAAACCTTTATGGTCAGTTGGCAAGCACAATTAACACGACACTCCGCAATCAAGGGGATGCTGAAAATCAAGCAGAGTTTTATCTTGACATCAGGGCTTATCCTCAATTTGCTTTAAAACAAATAACTTTTCCAGTAGGCAGTCCAGAAATGGACAATTCTGACCGCAATTCTTTGCTAAATATATTTATGGGTATGCCCATTAACCTAATTAATCTGCCAACCAATATGGTAGAAGGCCAATTTCAGGGATTTGTGGAAGGTTGGACTTGGACAGCAAGCCTGAATAGACTTGATTTGACGATGAATGTATCACCTCTTGCTTTTAGCCTACAGGCTTTCAGATGGAGTTCCATACCAGCGACTGAGAGTTGGAATACAATTAACCCAACTTTGGACTGGCTTAACGCTACAATAATTGCCTAAGGAGAAAAAATGCCAACGACAACAAATTACGGTTGGACCACTCCAGCCGATACAGATCTCGTAAAGGATGGCGCATCTGCCATACGAACATTGGGTAGCGGAGCTGATACGACAGTTAAAGCTTTAAACCCCGGGACGACTGCTGGTGATATTGATTATTACACTAGCAGCACAGCTAAAGCCCGAGTTGCCATTGGCTCCTATGGTCAATTACTTCGCGTTAATTCTTCAGCAACTGCTCCTGAGTGGGCTCTTGGCGTTAATTTACAATTAAACGCTCAAACTGCCACTTATACGGTTGTCTTGGGTGATGCCTTCAAATTGGTTACAATGTCTGTTGCTGGTGCCAATGATTTTCAAATTCCAACTAATGCCAATGTTGCTTTCCCAGTTGGCACAGTAATTAATGTTATACAAATCGGGGCAGGTCAAACAACTATCAAGGCTGTTACCTCAGGCACTACTACAATTTCATCAACTGGATCAACTGCCACAGCTCCTAAATTAAGAGCTCAGTATTCGGCTGCATCTTGCATTAAAGTTGCGACAGATGCTTGGTATGTAGTGGGAGATATAGCGTAATGAGTTTAATCGGGATTATTGCTTCACAAAATTACCCTCGCAACTTTGAAGTTAGTTATCTTGTCATAGCGGGCGGTGGCGGTGGTGGTGGAGCAGACGGCGCTGGCGGTGGTGGCGCTGGTGGTTATCGAAATTCTGTAACTGGAGAAACTACTGGTGGCGGTGGTTCCGCTGAGTCATCCTTAACTTTAACGCCCAATACAAATTACACAGTAACCATCGGCGCTGGTGGTGCAGGTGGAACATACAGTTCATCTACTAATGGCGGTGATTCTGTATTTTCAACTATAACTTCAACTGGTGGCGGTGGTGGAGTAACACAAGCTACGGGTAAAGATGGTGGTTCAGGTGGTGGAACAAGTTCGCGGTTTAATGTAACGCAAACTGGTGGTAACGCAACTTCTCCAACGCAAGGTTATAAAGGTGGAGATGCTTCAACTCCTTCTGGTGGTTACGCTGGATCTGGTGGCGGTGGCGCTGGTGCTGCTGGTGCAAATGCTTCTACAGGTGAATCAACTAATGGCGGTAATGGTTTATCTTCATCGATTACAGGTAGTGCAATTACTCGCGGTGGCGGTGGTGGTGGAGTAGGTCCAAACTCTCAAGGTGGAACTGGTGGAACTGGTGGCGGTGGTAACGCTTCTAATGGAAATGTTGATGATTCTACCGCAGGTACCGCTAATACAGGTGGTGGTGGTGGTGGTAATCGCGCTTATACTGGCAGCAATGGTGGAAGCGGTGTAGTTATTTTGCGTTATCCAGACACAAAAACAATAACTATTGGCGCTGGTTTAACAGGCACAGAAAGTGCAGCCAGTGGCGGTTATAAAAGAGCTACTATTACTGCTGGCACAGGCAATGTGAGTTGGGCATAATGGCGCATTACGCATTTTTAGAAAACAATATAGTAACCGAAGTTATCGTAGGAATTGATGAAAACGAATTGATAGAAGGTCTACATCCTGAAACTTGGTATGGCAATTTCAGAGGTCAAGTTTGCAAGCGCACTTCATACAATAACAATATCCGCAAGCAATATGCAGGAGTTGGTTATACTTATGATCCTGTCGCAGATATTTTTATTGCGCCAAAACCTTATCCATCTTGGTCGCTCGATGAAAACTTTGATTGGCAAGCTCCAACGCCTAAACCTCAAGGAGATAAATGGTATTGGGATGAAAAAAGTTTAAAGTGGATTGAAATTAATGGCTAAATTATGCAAAGCTGGTCAGCAACTTCGGGAGCAAATCGATGATGATTATCCTGATCGCGATAGGCGCAGCGATGGCGTTGCGGCTGATGCTCGCCATTACGCAACAAATCCTTTTTCGGATCATATCCCGAGAAATGGAATCGTTAGAGCTTTAGATATAGACGCCAACCTCAACGCGCATCCTGAAGAAACTTATGCATTGGTCGAGAAAATTCGTAAATGTGCCAAGCGCGGTGATAAACGCATCAAATATATTATTTATGACGGAAAGATTATGAGTCCAATATTGGGCTGGAAGCGCCGCAAATACAAAGGCGCTAATCCTCACCGCTCGCATTTTCATATTAGCTTTACAACTTTGGGAGACAATGACGGCAAATGGTTCGACCTCGAAGGAGACAGAAATGAGCGACTTAAAGAAGATGGCGGAAAGTTGGGCCAAGACCTTCATCGCAACAGCCCTAGCGACTTATCTAGCAGTCGGGTGGGATGTCGATGCAATTGCAAATGCAGCTCTAGTATCAGTCTTGCCTAGCATTATTAACTGGCTTAACCCTAACTACGAACGCTACGGCCGCGTTAAGTAAATGGATGCCAATACCATCGCTGGCTTTGTCGCGTCCGTTCTCGGATCAATCGCCTTACTAATCGCTGGGCTTCGTTACATAATCAAATTGGAAAATATACCTATTGTGTCGCGCCTTGATAAAATGGAGTCTCAGTTAGAATTAGCCCTATCGAAGAAGGTGGGGGCTAATGGCAACAAGAAAGCGCGTTAAGAAGCCGGTCAAGAAAACCGCTAAATCTCGCCGAACAGTTAAAGAGCTGCCTACTAAATTGGATTTCTGGGCGATTGCTTGCAAAGAGATTTACGAAACCTGCCGTAAAAATGGGATGGATGAAGGCTTGGCTCTTGCCTTTGCTATGGATCGAAGCTCTTGGCCTGACTGGGTAATCGACCCACAAGATCCGATTCGTAAAATCGGGTGGGAAGATGGCGAGGAAGACGTCTAATTTACCTACGCGAGGTTGAACTGTTTAAGGCGCTTAAAGCCGTTTATCCGGACTTAACGCCACTATCGGCAACCGACCGAGCTGACGGCATTACCCGCGATGCGTATATCGAGATGAAGTGCCGCCGCACTCATTACCCCACACTTTTGATTGAGAAGAAGAAGTGGGATTACTTGGCCGATATAAGGGCTAGAACGGGCGCTAGGACGCTTTATATCAACTCCACCCCACAAGGGGTCTATCAGTTCGATTTAGGGGCTATAAACGAACCTGAGTGGCAATTAAAGGCCCTTCCAGATAAGACCGACTTCGTCAATAGTGGCAAGGTTGAAAAGCTTTGTGGCTTCCTCGATGTTCAACACTCCGAGCTCTTACTTGTCTAAATAGATTTAATTAAATACATTTATCCCGTAAATCCATTTAAGGGTTACAGAACGGGAGAGTAAGTGATAAATAATCCAGCAGTAATTCGATTTGATTCTACTTCTGGCGCTTGGTCTGATGGTAAGAATTACGTTAAAGGCCAAATCATTCGCAGATATGCAATTGAATCGCTAGGTAGAAAATCAGTTAGAGGGCGGTTAAGCCGCGATGAAATCTCAGCCTATTGGCTAGACCGATTCGGGGTGAACGCTGATGTCCAATAACTTTACAGCTGAACAAATCGTAATGATTTGCATTGGTTTATTTGTAGGCGCTTTATGGATTTCTGCTGCTATCGAATCGGCTAAAGCCAAAGCCTTTAATGAAGGATACAAAAGAGGACGGAGCACTATAAATGTCAGAGAGATCGTTAAGTGACTGGCTCTCGGACGCTGGTAACACCCTCGAAGACAGGGGGCTCGAATATGGTGATCCGAGATTCAATCTTCTACGCATTTACAAAATCGCGAGGCTGCTCGGTGTTCAGCTCAGAGACCCAGCTGACGTGGCGCTCATCTTTATCGCGACAAAACTCAGCAGAATGGTGGAAAGTCCAGAGCGCGAAGATTCGTATCTCGATCTCATTGGATACTCCACTATCTTGGGTTTCTGCCGATTTTCTACACCAGAAGATTGGGATGACGTTGAGTTTGACTCGCAATCATAATCAGCACCAATGGTGCGATATTTGTAAAAGTCGCTACGGACAGATGAAAGATGGCACTTGGCACTTAAAAGCGCAAACGCCAGCTGTATGGAAAGTGCAAAGTGAAACCCCTATCCGAAAGGCTCAAGTGCGGTTCTATTGCCAACCTTGCGCCGATGAGGTGCAAAACTGGCCAGATGGAATGTTCTGGACTTTGAAAGAACAACTAGAGATGGCGATCGATGAGTTCGCCGGACGGGAAAAATTGAATGTCGAATTACCTTGATGATTATGTATCGGTGCAGGATCGATTGAAAGAGTTTATAAATGAATATCCAGATTATCGCATTAAAACTCACGTCCTTGAGGAATCGCTTACGCCTAACTGTGATGTCTATATTGTTAAGTGCGAGCTTTATCGGACTGAAGCGGATGCTGCGGCTTGGACAACCGGACTTAGTTCGGAATCAAAATCAAAACAATATGCTTTGGAA